TATAAATATTGAGCCTCGTGGAATTGAAGTTGCCAAACTAACACCTGCGGCGTTTGTAGCCACAGCATTAATTCCAGCCGTGGAAAATGCAGAAGGAGCACCAGTGATAATATATATACTTCCTAACTTGAAGTATTTACCACTGCCAGCAATTACACCACCAGTACCAGTTACTGTGCTGCTACCAGTAATAGTAGTACCAGAAACAGTACCTCCTGTAAGAGAAGTAACTGTAACAGCACCACCAGCAATAGTGCTAAAGCTAGCAGTACGACTACCAGACTCCTTCACGTCTGACCTAAAATGTGTGGTTCCCATCTAATTACACCTCCCATAACCGAAGGATTGCGCTAACAGGATGGGGTTACCATTAACGCATTGCGTATCGGGATAAACACGCATTCCATAATAAATCGGCCTTGGTGTTTTGTTAAAGGAGTACACCCCTCCTATCTCTTTTTCTTTTCAAATTGTGGTGTCAACCTTTTAAACGTATCTATTATTGCATCAACCTCATCTGGATCTCGTTCTTTAGCCCGTTCCATATCAGCAATATATTCCTTAAAGAACTTAGAACGCCTCGCTCTCGTCCCTTTAATATCAGAGCGTGTATCCGTCTGAGGGTCGAATTCATAGAGCCGCTTCATATCAAGCCTAGATCTAGGAATTCTACCCTCGTTTCTCACTGGATCAGTATAAGTATCAGCATTATCTTCATTAAGGCTTGCTAAGTTTGTAATGTAGCGCTCAAACTCATAGTCCTCTAAAATAGTAGAACCATCTGGAAGTATCTCCCCACCGGAAAAGAATGGACCTACGGATGCGATTCCAGAAGCGTCAAGCCTCTGCTTCCATGCATCATAATCGTCGTCGAAGGAATCCCAATCCGCCCACGTAGGCGTGAGAATTTCCGTACCCATTAATAATCAACTTCCCCCTCTACAATTTCCATTGCTTTAATATATGGTGCTCTCTGATAAACATTCCTAAGCCATCTATCCAACTTATCTTTATCAAAGGATCTAATCTGTACTTCCTCTCCGTTTATTACATCAACATGTGGATACCCGCCAGGATATGTAGCAGACCCGCGCACATACCAAGCAACAAACTGCTTCCCATATTTAGGCTTGCTGAGTCTCTCGTTTGTATCCACATAAAAGAACATACTCATTTTTTACTCCTTAAGTTTTAGGGTTGGGGGGATACGAATATCCCCCCACCTAATATTAGAGTTACGATGCAGCCACATTGTGGGACATCCAGAACCTCCAGTTAGTAACAACTCCGCCAAATCTATAGAAGATTGTGGCATAGAAGTCCTTATTGGTTTCATCCTGATAGAAATCCATCTCAGGAGCCATTCTGTCAAGTCCCATCAATCCCTTTTTCTTGCAGCCCAAGAACCAATCATCTGAACCAGAAATTCTCTGCCACATAATTGGGGTCAATATGTTTTGCAACACATTAACGTCATTGTCTGCACTTCCAGGAATCTGAGTAGACTGCAGGATTCTCTTTGCAGTAAAGTTCAGAGCGGGATTGTATAGCAAAGTATCAGGTACTAAGTCTATCTCATTACCGCGCTCATCCCTGTTATTTGTAATAGTGAAGGTATTCCATGAAGTTTCCAAGTTGTCTGGGTTCAAAGCACGAGTCTGCACCCAGTTATCATAAGTATTGCCAACCTTATCTGGATGATCTTCGTCAAAGAATGCCATACCGTCATAGATGAGATCCGAAGTTGCATCATCAATTACACCAGTGATAGTGTTATTGAATACATCGTGCCCAACGGTTAGCGCACCCTTGTTGAAAAACTTGACATAGAATCTGTCCTTAGTTCTCACAAGAGCCTCTTTCCAAGAACCAACAACTGTACGCAGAAAATCAGGATACTTCTGATTATCTTCAACTGACTCATAAGTAAAGCGAACCATCCTGCCGAACGTTCTGTTCTTGCAGATAATGGTATAGCCTTCTAGAGGTGCGTCAGCTTTCAGGTCTTCACCTTCAGGTTTCTCTAGCAAATCACCGAGACCGATGGCACTATTGAATTTCTCATACGCTGCATCGGAAGGTTTGATGTCAAACAATTGCTCATAGACGGGGGTAATCTCTTGGTATTGCTCCCAATCTAGGTAGTAATCGTACATCTCCTTTTTCATTGCCTCGGTAAAATCACTTCTGCGAACGCCTGCCATAGTGTTTTCACCTCCATTACCGTAAAATCAAATATAGTAGCCGCACTATGGCTTATGCTACATGATGCGGATTAAGTCTTACATATATGATCTTCTCATCGGTATCAACATCAACTACAAAGAACTGCTGATTCGCAGCAGTAGTAGTCGCTTTAGCTCTAGCATATTGCTTAAGAGTAGTAGTACTCCCAGCAGCAGAAGCAGCAACAAACCTACCAATGAGAGATGCGGTCAAACTAGCTTCAGTTTCTAAAACAGGCATAGCATAAACAGCAGTAGGATCAGTAATAACATGAACCTTATCCTTTCCTACAGTGGAGCTAGACTGGTAATAGCTCTTGGTAGCATCTGAAGTAGACCAACCACCACGAGGCACTTCAGCCCAACCAACAATAACATTAGTAGATGCAGTGGTAAGCTTCATAACACCAGTAGCCCCAGACGCAGTAACGAAAGCTCCGCCCAACCTATTAAAGTATTGAGTCTTGGCAACTTTCATTTCTTGCCCCTGTTTGCCGCCGTATACCCATCCATATTTCAATACGTCTGCCATAAGTTTTCACCTCCGAATATAGATGCTTGGTGATCCTATTCTTGTTTAACCCTTTTATGGAGACGGTCAAATCTATCTATCAACCAAGCTTTCTCCTCAGCCGAAGCCTTCTTATCAATATTCAACCCAACCCTAGCTGACCATCTATATTGTTCCTCTGTTGGTTCCTTTCCTGCAACCGAAGAAGCATCTCTGTCTTGGCGATTACCTCTTGGTGTATCAGAACCTGAACTTACATCAGCCTTCAATAGATTTTCATTCACAGGATCGTTTAAGAAAGCTTCAACGAATTCCTCAACAGTAAGTAATTCTTTAATCTTACCATTTTTATCATATACTTCTCTATACCATCTATCATCAGTTTCGTCGTGAACGAACTCATTAGAAATCAATCTAACTACCTGCTGCGGATTATATGCTTTAACTGCTGCAGCATTTATGATAGCACCTTCCAGTGCTTGCTTCCTATACTTCCTTGTAGTTTCTAGGTGTCTTTCTTTTTCTTCGTTATATTTATCAATCTGCCCTTTTAATGCATCCATTTCAGCTTGGAACTTTTCACGTTCTTTTTTGAACTCTTGCTCCATCTTAGCTCGTTCACGTTCTTTTTCGTCTTCTATCTTTTCAAGCTCAGCAGCTTTACGCTGTTCTTCTAATTCCTTCATTTGCTTTTTCATATCATCGTATGCCTGCTTTATAGA